TATGCCAACATGAAAGAAAAAAATTCTGAGTTAGGCCGTAGTGTCTTATTAGAAGCCGAAAATTTAAAGATTCAGCGAGAAATAACTAAAGAGGCTATTAAGCAGCGGGAACTAAGAGCCACTTTTAATGCTTTTCAAAACTTTGGGGATATAGAAAGTATGGCAATAGGCAGGGTTCTGCCGAATGTTCTCACAGGTGAAACCAGAACATTTAATCGTCCTGAGGATTTAGTAGAAGTGCCTAGCCCTATAACAGGAGGTACTGAAAAAATATTGTCAGAAAGTGCGGAAAAGGAGATAATTCAATATTCCAAACAAATGGCAATGACTCCTTCACTGATGAATTTGCCAGAGAATAGGATTCGGCAACAGCAACAACTTATTGATATGTTGCCAGCTAGGGTTGCCGAGGGAGACATTACTGCAAGACAGGCACAGGCGTATAAAATAAAAGCCGAACTCGAAATTGATCTAATCAAAACTGAGGAGACTTTTGAAGGTTTTTGGAAAGGTGTTGAAGAAGGCTTTGCCTCGATGTATGAGTCCATACAAAGCATGTCACAAACTATGGCGCAAAGTTTTGCGTCAGGATTTGGGCAAGCTTTTGCAGACTTCGCTTCGGGAGCAGAAACAGCCAAGGAAGCTTTCAGAAAGTTTGCCTATGACTTCTTGAGACAGGTTGCACAGATGTTGGCGCAGCAGGCTGCTATACGTGTGATTATGGCAATGTTCGGGGGAATGAATGCAGGGGGATCAACTGCATTAGGAGGGACAACTTCGTTTGGGTCTTCTGGTACGGGGATTACTCTTCAGGGAGTAAGTGTTGCCCCTATTTCATCCGGCACAACATATTTCCCCGGTGGGGCTGAAGGTGGACTAACTCAAACATTTGCTAAAGGTGGAAAAGTCGCTGCATATACTGCGGGAAGTGTCATTTCCCTGCGTGATCAACCTGATGGCGGTATTTTACGAGGGGGATCAGGATACAAGGATGACATACCTATCATGGCGATGGGTAATGAATATATCATCCGTAAAGAGCGGGTGAAGGAATTTGGCACAGAGTTCTTCGACAAGATCAATAAGGAGGGCAAGATTCCTGAAATCAAAAACATGCCAGATACCCCGCTAGACGCAGGGCCAATCATCAAGCAAGGCCAGCGTTCAATGCCTATGTTTGACACAAGCGCAAGTGCAGGCCCAGCAGGACCGAGCGGTGGCGGTGAGCCAAGCAAGGGAGGAATCAAAGGTCCACTCGCTATGGTAGCGGGCATCTTGATGCAGAAGATCGTTGATCAGAGGCAGCAAATGATGGACAGTGCGCCTTATTATAACGGGACTACGAGTTTAGGTACTACATCTCCTGCCCCAATGCAGGGGTATATGCCATCAACGCCTCAGGTATCCGCAGGTCCAGCAGTATTGCCTAGCTATGAAGCCCCTGAACAAAAGGAAGACCCATACGGGCCTACAGGCAAGTACGGTATGGGTAGCGCATCCATAGGGCTTTTTGGGGGAGCCTTGGGAGCTTCAGGCATAGAGCCCGGATCAGCTTTAGGGGCAGTTTCCACTTTTGGATTACTAGGAGCATTGTTCGGAGCCAAGGGAGGCAAGATTCCTCAGTATGCCAAGGGCAATGTCATTTCGTTGCGTGACCAGCCAACAGGGGGAATCCTTAAAGGCGGTTCAAAGTATAAAGACGACTTGCCAATACTTGCTATGGGCGGGGAGTATGTTATTAATAAAAAACGTGTCGATCAGTTTGGCAAGGGTTTCTTTGATAAGCTTAATTTTGAAGGAATTGTTCCCGCAACTCGAATAGAAGAGAAAAAGGAAATCCATGAAAACAATAGGCTGAACGAAACATTTGATCGTCAATTGTCCAAAAAGGAAAGAATACAAAGCTTTGGAAAGGATTTCTATTCCCGCTTTGTTGAAAAAAATAACACACTGAAAGAAAGTAAATTCAGTCAGGGAGGTTATTTCCAAAATACCCGAAATTATGAAATAGGCGGTAACGTTATTTCCAATTTTGCAACAGGCGGCAACATTGTAAATGACCGTACAAAGGTTTCATTATTCAATGATCAAGGCAGCATCAGCAACTCTTCTAATTTGTCAGGGTTTGCCGAAGGAGGCCCGATAGTCAATTTCCCGACTCCAATGGCTGACGGTGGCGCAATCATGATGCCACAACCCGTACCGATGGCTTCAGGGGGCAGTGTAGTAGGCGACAGTAGTACACAGGTAGTCAGCAATACTCCTGTATTCAATGTAGTTACCAACGTGACCTTGCATAACAATGGCAGTGCAACTTCTGAAACTGAAACTACATCTTCTGGTGGGAATCAGGGAGACCTGATGGCTCAGTTCAGTGATGGAGTACGAGGCGTAGTTGCCGAGTACATTGCTGAGGAGTCAAGGCCAGGACGAACCATTGACAGAATCATGAACGCTAAAATGAGACGATAATGGCAACTTTAAAACATTTCCCCTCTTCTCTGAAGGACTGGTACAATTCAGCAAACTTCTGGTCGCATAGTACAGTGTATAATACCAATACTGTTGTAAAAATCAAAGATGATTGGACAATTTGGTGGCCCTACAAGTGCCTGAATGATACTGTTTCAGCATATCATCCCTACGGCGACATAGTTAACTGGGAAAAGATAATGTACGTAGAAGGTGACTCGATCCCAAGTACATTTTCTTCCGAGATCGACCCACGCATATTTGATGTTAGGGAATCTTCGATACTAAAAGCTGAAACTACTTTTGCAGCAGGTGGATTGAACGGAGCGAAGCTAGGGCAGTACAACTACAGTACGAAAGCTCTTGAAGCCACGTATACCATTACAGGCAATGATGCGACAACTTCAGCAGGGATTACTGAAAACATAACGGGAGTAACGTGGAGCCCTACTCCGAATAACGGTACATTCTTTTTAATTGAATTAGGCGGCACAATATATACTGCCTTTGTGTATGGTACACCTTCAGGTTATGACTTGTTTGGAATAAAAGAAGTCCCGTATGCTAGGGCATTGTTCCAGCAGATTATGCCTGACCAGATGTTTAAGTTGGACCATGAGCCAAAAGTTATCAAGCACACTTTTGGTAACGGGTATGTACAGATCGCACCGCAGGGCATTAAGAATGACTTGAGAACATTTACCGCTACTTTTGGTAAGCTTGATGCCATTGATGCCGAGAGCATACGAAACTTCTTAAAGGAGCATCACAGCACCCCCTTCTGGTTTATGGTTCCTCCCCCCGATTGGAATAGAATTGCGTGTCTATGCGGTAAGTGGGATATTACTTATGACCAGTACAAGTATGCTACGGTAAACATGAGCATAGAGGAAATATCTGGATGGGAGACTTACTGATATGGCTACCGATAGTGCAAAAATGATATGGGAGCTTGTGCGGCTTGATTCTTCTGCTGCACTTGAGTTGTTTCAGTTAGACTTGACCCCTTTGGGAGACCAGATTTATTGCTGGTTCAACGGGCAGAACTACAAGGATGAGTTCATTACGTGGCAGGGGGTGAAGTACCTTTCAATGCCCATAACAGTTGATGGGTATTCAATGAGTACGGAGAGTTCTCCTCCACGACCCAAGATGACCATTGCAAATCCGTTGAACATCATCGGCAAGATGATGGATGTGTACAACGACTTTGTGGGAATGAAAGTCACCCGAATACGCACTAGGGCTAAGTTTATTGATGCTGTTAATTTTCCAGACAACACCAATGCGGATGCATCGAGTTTTGAATTACCGAGGGATGTATATTATGTAAAGCGAAAAGCGTCCCATACACGTGAATCAGTACAGCTTGAACTAGGGGCTGCTACGGATATGATTACCCAGTTCCCTCAGAGAATGGTAACTGTACAGTCATGTACTGCACAATACCGTGACCCCCTGACATGCGGGTACAGATCAATCCCCCTGACAAATTCAAACGGACAACTGTTTAACTGGAACGCCACTGACAGAAGCGGCAATGTGCTGTTTGTTAACAAAGGGGAATGGAATAACAATGTCACCTACAGGGAGCATAACTATGTTTTCCTGCGCCAGTTTCCGATAGGGTATGTGCGTGACCCCGATGAAGAACCGGACGAGAACGATTTAATAACAGGGGAAACCCGAAAAGTTTATTTTGTATGCAATATAGGCAATCAGGGGAAGCATCCCCTGCTTAATCCCTCATACTGGGAGCCAGATGATTGCGTTAGACAGTTAGAGTATCCGGGGTGCAAGTTTCATTTTCCTAAAGGGCCATTGCCTTTTAATGCATTCCCCGGATGTTCAAAAGTTGGGCAGTATTAATGAAGTCAGAAGTTATCAGAAAGCGATTGCTTGAGGAATGCCGCAAAGCTTATCCGAATGAAGCCTGCGGGTATGTAATAATCTCAGAAAAAGGACAGTTTGAGGTAATATCCTGTGAAAACTCCGCACATAATCCGAGAACTGACTTCAGGATTTCCCCACGTGAGACCTTGCGAGTAAAGAAATTAGGAAGGGTTGTAGCGGGGTATCATTCCCATCCAGACGGTAAGGCCAAGCTGAGTACCTTTGACGAGATGTTTATCAAGCTGTCGGAGATGCCCATGTATGTAGTTTCCATACCTGAAGGGCGCATAAGTTACTTTACTCCTGAGAATGTTAATATCCCTTATGAGGGCAGAGAATATAAACTGGGATACCAAGATTGTTATACAATTGTTACTGACTGGGCTCGCAAAGAAAAGGGGCTCGATATTCCGATGCACACAACTCCTGAGAAATGGTGGGAGTCAGGCAAAGAAAACCGAGCAGAACTTTTTGGCCCCCGATATGCATACAAGGTTGACTCGTTCAAAGAGTGTGAAGTAGTATTGTTTCAGATAGACGCACCTGTTCCAAACCACATGGCTATAAAAGTGGGTAATGACAAAATTTTACATCATTTAATTAACCGATTGTCCTGTATTGACCACTGGAATCGCTTTTGGCAATCCCACGCAGTTTCATACTGGCGATTTAAAGAAAATCTTTAACGTTAAAGAAAATGCTTACTACAATCAATTTACATGACCGCTTGGGTCGCATGGTCGGCAGAGAAACTTGGAAGCTTTCAGTCAAGTCAGTAGCAGAAGCTATTCAGGCCATCGAAATTCAGTCCGAGAGATTCTTTGATGTTATACAGCGTTTGCAGGACGGGGGAGTAGCCTTTCACGTGTTAGTCAATGGAGAAGATACCCCCGACGATGATTATTTTATAATGCAAAGTCCTGACATTAGGACAATTGACATTATTCCAGTTATAGAAGGCTCAAGCAGAAATGCCCGAATAATCGTAGGAATTATATTGATTATAGTAGCTTCATACTTTACTGGAGGTTTAGCCGCTTACGGAACATCAGGCTATACAGGGGGAGGTATTATAGGTACAAGTATGGGGACTTTTGGAACTTCCATGATGACAGGTGTTGCAATGATGGGTGCGTCACTCGTTGCAGGAGGCATTGCTGAAATGTTTGCCCCAACTGTAGAGAACAAATCAGAAAGCGGAGACAAGAAAGAATCCTACCTGTACTCGGGTGCGTTCAATAGAGTAGGGGCAGGTGGCCCGATTCCTGTATTGTATGGGTGCATGTACATAGGCTCAACAGTGATCAACGGTAAGGTAAATGTATCTCAGGGAACAGTGCCTTACATGATTGCCGCTCAAATGAGGGGAGTTGAGTTTGTGCCGCATGATTCAAGTGCTATTGCCACTTTTGAAAAAGCCAGAGATGATTTGCTGGCTGAAATGTATGATTACGACATAGACGATTTTCCAGAAGGTTCCGCGATTCCAGGACACGTTTATCAGCCCAGTGTAGAGATCAAACGAATTACTTCAAATGGTCTCTCTTGGGAGATTACCGTCACGTCCGAAACAGCAGACAGTACATGGAGTTACTGGTTGAAGCCGTATGATGAATCGGTAGAGAATGAAAATGTGTTGTACACGTTAGGCACAGTTGAACGTCCAACAGACAATGGTGAAGCCAGTGATGATTTGCCGAACGGGTATACTGCGAGCATAACCCTGCCGCAGAAGGATTCCACAGGACTAGCCCAACCGCATCAGATACGAATTGTTTCAAGTCATGAAACTTTGGAGTCATCTTTTCCAAAAGATTCAGCACTGTCTGCCGAAGTAGGATTAACTATTCAAGGCAAGGATGGCAAGAATTGGTGGGACGGCAGTGTTCTAACTAAAACTGAATATCCTACTTTTGGATATACTATTACGAATGTAGTAGCAGGCAGTATTGACATTACTGTTACATATCATGACGCTGTTATTACAGGAGACCTTGTAGCTGAGTCCAGACAAAGGCGGGGAGTAACATTGGATATTAATCAAACTACTGTAGTTGTTCCTGAAGACAATATGGCGTTTGGATATGCGTCAATGATTCCTAGCAAGGTCACAGTTAAAATATCCAGCCCCGAGGGATTCTTTGAGCCTGTTACAGTCTTCAGGGATTACGAAATGCAAAACTACTACGGATAATGAAGCATATTATTTCAAATATAGATAACATACTTGAAGGCTCTGGATGTTTCAGGGCGGGAACCCTTGTGCTTACTCCCAAAGGTGAGCGTTCTATTGAGAAATTCCGCAAAGGGCAGAAAGTAATATGTTTCAACAAATTAGTGATTTGTTTAGCCGATGGCACTCAATTAAAAGTTACAGCAAACCACTGGCTGCTTACTCCTGACGACGAGTTTAAGGAAGCAAAGGATTTCAGGGTAGGTGAACATTTGTTCACTAAGGACTACAAGCCTGTCAAGATTGATGCCATCATCATCGACCGTACAGTAGATGCGGTATACAATCTGAAAGTCGTGCCGTATCCGACATTCATTGTGAACGGTATCATGGCGCACAATGGCGGTGGGGGCAAGGGTGGAGCGTCATATACTGCAACCGAGGAACCTGACACGCTGTTCTCCATTGCAACCGCACGTGTACTTGATCTGCTGTCAGAGGGTGAATGTGCGGGATTCGTAGACAAGTACGAGAACATTGTAGGGGATGACGAGATAGGTAAAGCCATTTTCCTGAACAAGACCCCGATTCAATCCGATGTAAAATCCAACTACGTGCAGAGATTTGATAGGGTTGAAACAAATGTGTACCATAACTACTTTTTCGGCAACAACAACCAGTTATTCCTATATGGCGATCCTGTGCGCGACTGGAAAGGGGATAATGAAGACCCTCTTGCCGACCCGCCAGTTGGTGACGATGTGTACATGTATGTAGAAGACTATGGATCAACAGGATTATATGACTGGCCTGTAGATACGGTAAATGCCCTTGTCACTACAGACAAGATGGATGATGAGATTTTTCCAGCCGACTTCAGCATACGCCCACAGTCAGGGTATACTTCGTTCCAGCTTCCAGTGCATATCGCTTATGCGGCTCCTGCGTACTTGACCAAAGACCCGAGCAGGTATCAGTACAAGTTTGAAATCATTTCCAACAGCACCACGTTTTATCCCGGCTCAGGATGGACGATGCGAGTTTATGGAAATAGGACTACCGATCCAATTCTTGATTTGCCTGATATTATAGCCAAGGAGGGAACAGGTTCTCCTTTACATCGTAGAATAGGCGTGAGCCTGTTAGACGACCCTTTTGATAAAGCAGATGAATATGATGACAGAGGGGCGATTATAAGCGGATTATTCATGGCTCCTGTTACAGGGAACATCACGTTTACGCTGGCGGCAAAAACACAAGCTAGATGCGTAATTCATGCTTACAACGATCCCGGCATAGGTAGCAAGCTCGCAGAACTTGAAACAACTTATCACCATAATTGGTTTGAGTGGACTGAAAAGCTCTGGTTTAACCCAGTGTCTACGAGTGTTTCGATGACCGCAGGCACATTCTATCATATCCGAATCTATTACGTGCATAGGTGGAATGATAATTACGTGGGGCTGAAAATTAAGTATAATCAGGGTGAAAAAACATACGATCATCCTTCCATACCTTTGCCTTTAATGTCGGCCGACCCCGAAGTGGAAAATTCAGATTATTTGAAGTACATTCCTTCGGACATATATGCAAAGAGGGGATCAGTGCGCCTGAATACCCTGCATGAGAATTTCAGGGGAGTAAAGCTGATGTACCAGTTGGGCACTGATGTTACCCAACAGCAGGCGATTATAGGGTTTGCAGAGCCGTCACAGACAGTTCAAGTAGGTATCCAAGTCAAACAGAAGATACCGTGGACAGTCAACATATACGATGGGAATGCCGAGAGTGTCGATGTAGCATTGCGCTTTAATGGGTTGAGCAAATCCACAGCAGAAGGGGATGTTGTAAAAACCAGAGTAGACTTTAAGGTGTACAAAAATAACGTGTACACAGAAAGTTTTTACGTATATGGTAAAGCATCTTCCGCTTATCAGGTTTCCCGAACATTTTTCCCGCCTGACAACAATGATGGGCAGCCGTGGACGTTGACTATCGAGCGAACAACCGAGGATTCAATCAAGAATAATTCAGAAGACGAAGATGAAGCGGGCATGAATGTGAATGACGACAGCTTCATTGAGTTTTATTCGGTCAATAACACTGAAACGTATAATTACCCGAATTGTGCGCTGATTGGAATCGAGACTAGGGCAGACCAGTTCTCAAGCATCCCGACACGCACTTACCATTTCAAGGGAGTTAAGGTAAAGCTGCCCAACGGGTATAACCCGAGTACCAGAGCGTATCCCGCCTACTGGGACGGAACTTTTGCCTCTAATAAAGAATGGACCGATAATCCTGTTTGGCAGTTGTACGATATGTCCACCAACAAGCGTTACGGCTTGGGAGCGTACATCGAAGATGACATGATCAACAAATGGGAGTTCTATCGGTGCAGCAAGTATTGTGATGAAATGGTATATACTGGTGCGATCAAAGCCGTAGGTGTATATGCATTTGAAAATACAGATAATACCCTGTTCTTCAAGACTCCCCTGACTCAGGGAATCAAGGCGGGAGACAAGATTTATTTTGAGGGGCAAAGTCAGTCCACGTTTTATCTGGTGGCAAATGCAAATGCGTATAAATCGGCTACGTCGATTGCCATAACAAATCCTGAAGTCATTTCATCGACTGATGGCGATCTCATGATAAACTACAAGGGGGCTGAACCACGCTTCCAGTGCAGTTTCTACTACCAGACCTTTGCAGAGGCTTGGAAAGCCTTCAGAGACCTCACTACAGCATTCAGGGCGGCAGTGTTCTGGATGAACGGGGGAGTAAGTTTGTCTCAGGATAGGCCGATAACCACCGAACACCAGCTTTTCACCAATTCAAACGTCAAGGACGGACTGTTCAGCTATACAGGCGGTGATGTGAATGACCGCTATACCGTGTGCAGAGTGCAATGGAATGATCCGAGCCAGTTTGACGAGCCTGTAGTAGAGACGGTGGAGAATATCGGGGGACTGATGCGCTATGGACAACGCATCAAGAGCATGACAGCTTTCGGAGCCCGATCCAGAACGCAAGCCATACGCCTAGCCAGATGGTATCTTTATACTTCGCTGTATGAAGCAGAGATTGTGTCGTTTACAGCAGGCCAGGAGGGGTTGTATACCGCTCCCGGCAGAGTTATTTACATACATGACAAGGATCGTGATTCGATTGTGCTGGGAGGCCGAGTAAAGCGTGTAGAGAATGACGGGTCAACTGACACCATTGTAGTTGACAACTACGTGGATTTCGAAGCGGGGTACGAGTACACGCTGGTAATGATCATACCAACTGATTACCGTACCATTGAAGAGATTGACGATTTGGCTGAAGCTAATCGTGAGGCTGAATCCGAAAATATTTATGCCCCCCAAGTAGTGCGTTACCGTTTGGAAGAAGCTTTGGCAGGCCGACATGAAAAGATTCCATTGCCCACCGGATCAACTTTGTCATTACCGACAGGGGTAGACGGATCGCAGTTGATTTGGGCAGTTGAACGATCAAAATTGTCTTCAGGGCCGCTTGTAGCGGGAACATTGATAAAGTACAGGCAGTATAAGATTGCCGATTATGTGTCAGATGACGACTTTACGAATGTCGGCGCATTGAGCAATGCCACCGGAGAGTATTTTATCGCTACAGGAACAATACCTACTACATGGACTAACGGCTCAACGTTGTACGAAATTTCTGCCGATGCAGCGCAGTGGAAAGTCATTACTGTAGAAGACAAGAAGGATGGGGAAGTAGAAATTTCCGCAAAGCGATATTTTCCGCAGAAATTTGAGGAGTCTGACAGGGGGCCATTCCTGTACAGCACCACTTCACCCGATCCGATAACGGCTGATCCGAAAAAGCCGTATGACTTCAGGGTTACACGCAGGAAGAAATATGACCCGACAGCAACCAACGCATATTACCAGTTAACTTGGGGGGCTCCTGTAGGAGTGGGAATTGTAGGCTATCAGCTTAAGTATGAAACCTCTGTGAATCCCGGCAACCTTGAGACCATCAGCGAAGCATACTACGGTACAACGTATGATGCCGAGATGAATTTGGATATTTCCCGATTTTATGTCAGATCAATAACTATTGCGGGCAAGTATTCAGACTGGGTTACTTCTGCAATAGATCAGGAGTTTACTGCCAAGCTGTCAGACTATGCCCCGATAATCGGGCTTGAATTGCAAAACCGTAACAGCAACGGAGAGTATAATGACAAGTTCGCTACACTTAGCTGGCGGTTGAGCAATACTGTGGCTCCTGAAATGACTGATGATGTCACCGCTGATTCAGGGTCGGACGAAGCGTGGTTCAAGCAGTACAGGGTGAAGCTTGAATCAATAGATGGAATGTTCCTGAACGAATATACCACCAAGGAGCGTAGATTCACCTATACCTATGACATGATGGTGGATGACTTCAGTAATGCAGGTGAAACGTTAAATGGGGACTTCAAGTGTTGGGTAGCCGTAGAAGACAGGCTTGGGGACATATCACGCTATAGCATGACTGAAGTGTACAATGCGTCTCCCGGCAACATTCAGAACCTTGCTGTCACCAGAGACCAGCTAGGAGTCAAAATAGACTGGGATGCACCAGCAGGGGAGAACGATATTGTCAAGTACTACATTTACCGCACCCTAGATACGACACCGCCAACACCCGGCACAGATGACCCGTTTGCAATAGTGGCAGCAGATTCGTATACTTATAAAGAAGACATTGAAGAATTGGGCTATGAGCCTTGGGTGCAGAAGTATTACTGGGTAGCCGCTTATGATATTTTTGATCAGTTAGGCACAGTATCTTCAACAGGCTATGCAACTGTTTCCCCCTTGGATACTTTAGATGATTTTGAAGCAGTACCGATAACACCTGCCAATGGAGGCAGGGGATTTAATGTTACGTGGGATGTTACAGTACCAAGTGCTACAGTCATGAGTGCGTATACCGGAAGTATTTCTAATGGTACTGCTACTTTTTCAAGTCATTCATTCAGTGAAGGAGACCATGTTATTATAATAGATACTGCGGGCAGAGAGTGGACAGCAAAAGTAACTGAAGTAGATGGAAACGATGTTACATGGGCAGTATATTATCAGTTATTATAAGGAGAATTAAATAATGGCAGGCGGTGTTTCAGTACCTTATAGCATGAGACCAAATCCTTATCGAAGCGATAAGGTAGTTATTCGTACATGGGAAGATGGCGATTCAACGTCATCCGTCCGTGAATTACCCTATACGAGTGGTTCAGGAACAGTATATGTTCCAATTACAGAAGCGGGAAGTTATTTGTGGCTTGAAGCCACTCGAAAACATACTTTTGGAAGTACGCAACTTAATAGTAATTTAGTATTGAGTGGACAGACTACGGGGAACGCAATAACCAGTGGAACACTTGAAATAGGTAAACGCTATAAAATTACAAACTATGTTTCCAGTGATGATTTTACCAATGTAGGGGCAAATGAAAATGAAACCGGAGAAATTTTCACAGCTATAGGCACTACTCCTACGGTATGGACTAATTCATCGACATTATATGAGTTTACTACAGAATCATTGCTTGTTGCGCCTAGTTGGGATTTAGCACAACCTAGTAGTTTAACTCCTGTTGCTACTGAAGGGGGAGTTGAGCTTTCATGGACAGATGCTACAAATCCTGCCATATTTAAAGGGTACTCAATTACAGGAGTTGATGCCTATGACCCCCCACTTAAGTACCAAGGAAGCCCACAGTATAACCCCACATTTCCAGAGGTTGATTCATCCCAAAGAAAAGCCCATTTGAACTTTACAACAAGTGATGAAGTAGGAGATCAGGTAAGATACCATATCACAGTGACTCCGCTTGATATTTTGGGGAACCCGATGGACGGAGTTACAAGTACCGATTGGGGAACTCCAAATAGTAAAAAAGCTGTAACGTCTACTGGATTAGGATTAGGCCCCCTGTTGCCCGAGTATCCTAAATTGTCAAATGACTCCCCCACAAGCTACACCAATGTGGCGATCACAAACGTAAATACTGTTGATAATTTATTGTATAGTGCGTCGCATGGATTAGAGGCTGGATGGGCTTTGAAATTTACGGGAACCGATTTGCCTGATCCGTTAGCACAAGATACATGGTATTACGTAGTAGATATTGGGTATACCGATTGGTTTGCAGTAGCTACTTCAATTAACGACACCAACTTAGTTGTTATTAATGACGTAGGATCAGGGTCTATGACTTGGACAGCATATCCTCCCATGCTGTACGTGTATTATGATACGGTTTCAAGCATAGACACTGATAATGATCTTATAAACTTTGGAGAGCCCCATGCCTTTGCAACTGGGGACTGGGTGAAATGTTATGCGTGTAATGGAGGTACAGAAGGGGGATATCCCGGCATAAGCGGAGATACTGCTTATTACGTAGTCAAAGTGTCTACAAATCACATTGCGTTGAAAACATCTGCCACGTCATCGAGTTATGTTAATCTGACTTCGGGGTTAACGGGTACGCTTGAAGTAGTGAGATGCAGGTGTCCGTTGATATTTGATCCATCATTAAACAATGAATACTTAGGCGGGTATCAGTTCAAGTATAATAACTCTGCGGCAATAGACCTCGTGGATGATCCTCTGTACTACAAAACTGCAAGCAATTTGAACTTTACATGCACATATAACAGTGGGGGAAACTATACGCTTCAAACCATGTATTTAGAAATAGTGAGTAAAAAGGGGATTAGTTTTCCAATGAATATTTATGCAGAGATTGATTCCCTTATTACGGGAGGCTGGGGAGGCGGTGCGCCCTATTAATCTTTAACGTTAAAGAAATTGACACAATTCGCAAATTTAAGGATAAACAATCATGGCTCAAATTAAATCTTATGCAGCGTCTTCGCTAGTCTCAGGGCGAGATGCAAATGTTATTGTATCGACTGGGGCAGATTGGAGCAGTGTACTCAAGGGGGCAATGTTCATGTTTCAGGGGGACAATGTATCCTATTTTGTTGGAAGCACTGTAGCCCCTTCCGTCTCAGATAGCGGTTATTGGGAACTGCTCCTTACCTCAGAGTATGTAGGCACACAGAAGACAGGGGCCAGTTATGTAATCCATCAGGATTTTGAAGCCAACGTGGGGCTGCCCTTGATGCGCTCGGGTGACGTTGAGACTGGGATCATTTTCAGCCGAGCGATGCAGAAGATAGGGGAGTTGCTGGTCACAGGGCTTGTGCTTGAGGGAACATATACTCCCGCAGCAGGGAACAATGGGTATCCGAAAGATACAACCCCAGGCGGGGATGACATGAGTTCGTATACTGCCAAACGATCCTATTGGATTGCGGACACGACATACACCACGTTTACAAAGGGAGCCAAGCTTATCTGGAATGGGGGAAGTTCTGCTACAGAAGCAAACAACTGGTATTATGTTGAGCCAGATGTTAATTTTTATTCATCCGATTCAATTACCACAGCGATGCTTCAGGATGAGGCGGTTACGACAGCCAAACTCAGCACAGCCCTTCAGGATTCAATTGAGGCGGCTGATGCTTTACATTATAAAGGGGATTTTTCGCCAAGTGGGGCAAGTTATCCAAGTACAGCAGGTTTAGTAGATTACGATTATTTTATTGCAGATGACAACGGTACAGTTAGTGGAACTTATTACAAAGCCGGGGATTGGGCAAGATACGACCAAGATACAGGTAACTTCGGCAAAGAAGCACAATACTCTCCATACGGTACACCCTACACGTATATGGGAGGATGGGATGCATCAGGCAACACCGCACCAAGCAGCCCAAACGAGTATGAGGCGTGGAGAATTACCGCAGCAGGCACGTTCGGTGGCATAACTTGGGTTATAGATGATATTTGCGTTTATATAGATAGTGCATGGACATTGTATCCAAAAACTCCCGACCTGACTTTGTACGCAGCTACCACGGATGCCACGCAGACAGAAATGTTCTTGGCTGACGGGTCTTCCCGATTAGTATTAGCCTCTGACACCACGTGGGGATTCGACATAATGGTGGTGGCCCGCAGAACCGATGCCGACAATGAAAGCGCATTTTACCGATTTGAAGGATGCATTGACAACAATGCGGGTACGACAGCCCTAGTGGGCAGCGTAGTGGCGGCTACTCCTATTGAAGATACCGCAGCGTGGGCGTGTAGCGTAGATGCAGACAATACGAATGACGCTTTACGAGTGAGAGTTACGGGGGAAGGAAGTAAGAACATAAGCTGGAAAGCTACAGTAAGAATTGTAGAAGTAAGGGGTTAATCTTTAACGTTAAAGTTCAGTGAATAAAGCATTAACCATATATCTCGGAAGCCGAGCGTACATTGAGAACTGGGAAGAGAAGCTTCAGTTTCGTGCTACTTCTGTCGCAAGCTTGGCGGGGGTTAAACAGAAAACCCTGACTTTCCCCTTTCCTTCCCGAGAGTATATGATAGGGCTTAGTGGGAAAAATCCCAATGTCTATACAGTGGATACGACTAAAGTTGCGCCTGTGATTGATGTGTCCAGTTCCCCCGCAATATCATGGGCAGCGTCACCGGACACTGAATTGTACTATGAAGTAGCCACCAGTGGCGCGTACAGCCATTTAGACAGGAAGAAATCGCTTACATGCACCGATTCACTGTCCTATACCGCCACGGAGACGGGGTATTATTTTGTGCGTTACCGATTCGCAAGTAACGTTGTTTCCAGATGGAGTCAGCCTGTGGAGATTAGTGTATGAGCAATATAACCAGACATAGAGCCATTCAGCTAGAGGAAGTCATCAACAACGTGCTTGATGGCAAGCTTCTTGTTGATTTGGGGGCAACGCCCAATGGAAGCAATCTGCCAGCCAACACGGGGGCCATCGGGATAGGCACTGATTTTAGTGTATGGTGGAAAAGCTCAAGTCCAGGCCCTACAGGATGGTATCAATTTTTAGATACCTACAATGCACGAACTTGGAAAAATATAGTAGTTTCCGATACCGATTCAGGGTATACTTGGTACGAGACAACCACACTTTTTCCAGATGCTTATGGTAGCTCGCTTAATCTTGTTTCTGGTACAGGCATAGATATTGATGCGGGTGAAGACGGGTCAAATGTAGCGTCCATTAGAATTGCGCATTCTTCTGTAGGTGGCACAAGCATTAGTTCGGACAATAGTAACGGGGTTGTAATACAAGACCTTACAGCCACGATAGATGCAAGCGGGCATGTTACTGCAACATCCGTGGGAACGCTGGATTTGGACGGCAGATATTATACGGAGACTGAACTAACCAACGGTACGATAGCACTAACTCTGTCATCGTTGTCGGTGTATGGGAACACTATTACCCTTGATGCTGATACCGGAATAGCTGATATAACGTATAGTTATGCAGGTGGAACAATTACTTTTGAAGACCAGTATGATTACTTGGCTCTGATTGCCAAACGCTTTACAGATGGAGACGGCAGTAGTTATTTTCTCGATCCCGCAAATACAAGCCTTTCTCTTGTTATAGCTGGTAAAGAAGCTATCGGGGATACATCTGCCGATTCATTGCTCCATATCAAACAGAGTGCAGATACACACGCAGGAGGCATCAAGCTGACGCAATCAGCTACTGACGACACATGGAGTATTTATCAGAATACCAGTGAGATACTTGTGTTTGACTGGGCTTCTGCCGGAGATGGTTCACCGACTCAGAGTATTTATATGTACTCTACTGATGGCTCTGTCAGAGCCCCACGGCATATCTCATCTGGCTTTGCACAAGCTCCGATTTTTTATGCGACAGATTCTACTTATTATGGGGATTTTGACAATACCAGCACCTCGATTAAAACAGCAGGTTCAGTCATTCTTGGCGACACCACCACTCCAGACTCCCGGCTCCACATCAAACAAAGCGCAGACTCCCATGCTGGGGGTATTAAATTAACCCAGTCGGCCACAGACGACACTTGGAGCATTTACCAGAACGACTCGGAAGACTTGTATTTCGGGTATTCAACCGCAGCAACTGGTTCAACTGCTAAGATGTACCTTACCGAGAGCGGCCAGCTTGTAGTAACAGGGGATATGCGGGCTCCGATTTTTTATGATTCCGCAGATTCCGGTTACTACCTGAACCTTAATGGTACTGGGATCGGGTTGAATCTGGCTGGAGACATCAACGCAGGTACAGATGCGGATTTCCTTTTGCAGACCCGCAACACGACCTACGGCAAAGGTACGTTCAGAGCCATGAAGCTGACCAGTACGCACACAAATTCGTACTACAAGCGGGTCATTTTGATCGTTCCGTTTTCTGAAACTGCCGCAAGTGCCGACTGCATGGTAATGGGCCGGATAAGCGGGTTAAAGCCCGGAGGAAATGTCTTTGACACCTTCGATGTGTACGCCCAGAGCGTGTGGAACGATACAGAGGCATGGTTCACCAGCCACGGGCAGATGACGGGGCATAAGTGGGTGACTTGTACATACAACAGCGTGAAGTGGCTGGCCATTGAGCCAGCGTACACGGCAAACCCACGCACAACATGGAATTTTGAAGGGTATGCTGACGGGAACGGGAGTGCCGACCTGCTCAAGGTTGTTGCCTATTACGACGTGTTCAATACCACTGTTATTAACACGGAGATCAACAGCAGCATTGCTAACTGGACTTCGAGTTCGATGCAGATGAGCTTCAACGGGCTTGCCGCCATGAAAAATGTCAGTGGCTACGGCTACCTTGCGCTGGGCCATGAGAATGCACAGGCAACAGTGCATATAAAACAGGCATCCGACTCGCATACTGGAGGAGTGAAGATCACCCAATCCGCTACTGATGAAACGTGGAGTGTGTGGCAGAGTAGTGCAGATAATCTTGGGTTTGGATGGGCTTCAACAGGAAGTGGAGCAGCTACAGAAGCAATTCGTTTCACTAATGGTGGAACTATTTTGGCGGCAAAATTTGGTGACTATGCCGACAGTAATTATTACCTCGACCCCGCAGATACCACCCTTTCCCTGAACATCGCTGGTGGCATCACGATGGCGGCGGGGAAGACCTTCACGTTCGACAGCGTTGGCCTGACAGCAGTTCAAACAAGCGGGGAAGCCTTTAGTGATAACGACACTTCGCTGATGACTTCCGCAGCCATTGATGACAGGATAGCTGCCGTAGGAGGATTGACGCTCGCTGACTTACAAGATGGCACAGCCGACCTTGAAATAGATACTTTAAGTATCGGGCAAAATGCTGTACCAAGCAGCAATCTGCATATCAAGCAAGGAGCAGACAGTCACTTAGGCGGTATTAAAATAACTGAATCAGCCACTACTGACACATGGAGTATGTATGTCGGTACAGATGAAGCAATTTACTGGGGATATGATACAACCACTACAGGTTTTACTGCAAAGGCATATTTATCCAGTGGGGGCCAGTTCTACCCATATGGGGGAGTGAACTCGCCCGCAACCATTTATGTCGATACTACGAGTGCAGGGGGCATATTGAGGCTTAACGGGGGTGATGGTGGGGACGGCTCTAGTAATTTAGCACAAATTCGTCTAGGGTATAACGGTACTACCGATTACCCACATTTTATTGTATCTCGACATCAATCGGCTGGTGGGGAACAAAATGCAATAGATTTTTATACTTGCGACAGTACTCAGGCAGGAGTTTATCCTACAAATGCCGTCCACAGCATGACCCTTGAAAACGGCAAAGTAGGGGTGTTGACAACCACCCCTGAATCCCCCTTGCATGTTGTGTGCAACGTAGATAGTGATACTGGGGTTGGCGGCCTGAAAATACAGGAGTATGGAGGGACAGATACCTTTTCGCTTTACATGTATAACGGTAACTTGCGACTGGGGTCAGCATCCACCGCATCAGGCACAACTAATCTGGAATGGAGCATATCTACATCGTCCACTTGGTTTAACCAGAATATAGCAATATCCGGTTACCTGAATCTTGATAATCATGTGTATTTTGGTTCAGCCATTACCAGCAATACCTTTGACGCTTCCACAGAAGCAGTTGATTGGACTTTAAGCAACATTCAACTGGCGGTAATCAGCACGAATGTAACGACCCTTACTTTCACTGACCCGACTGGGCCAACTATGCTATATTTCAAGGTCCAGCAGACAGCAGGTAGCAATACGATAACTTGGCCTTCGCAAGTGAAATGGCCAAGCGGTACTGCGCCCACATTGACCACCACTGCGGGCAGATATGATATTATACTTTTTCTCTTTGACGGTACGTACTATAATGGCATGATTACCACAAAGAATTTCCAATAACCTAAAACCCATAATAAAATGAGCCTAGACACAAGACCGGAATATCTTACTGCGGCAGAGCAGACAGAATCAATTATAAAGAACAACGTGGTAAACCTTGCCAACCATATTGAACAGGTTTACCATAATGTACTCACATTGGGAGTATTTGAAAACAAGTATGGACTTACAGCACAGCAGGCTGCCGACAGCCTTGGTACAGATGCAGAAACATTGTTCTCCTTTTTAGGGGCGTGTAAGAATGCCGTAGAGAACCATACCAGCAGAACCTTTACGCCAGTATCCACATACGGCTCGGTGTCGAATGACGGAGATGGCACAGTAACCATAACAGTGAACTAACATGACAGATAAAAAAGACAGTGAAAAACTTCTGACTGCGGAAGAAAGAATACAGGCACGTATTAAAATCCTAGAGGCAGAAGAAAAGAGAACAGAAACTAAACTGTATCAGATTGCAGCCGCCATTGGTGAGCTTAAGATGATACTTGAACCTCCCAAGGAAAAGTCAGATGAATCTTCGGATGAATCTTCGGATGAATCTTCGGATGAAAGCTTGGAAGAATAAACTTTAACGTTAAAGATTTTCACACGATTGCGGTCTTGACATGTACCTCAAAACTCGGCAAAGTGTGTGAAAATCCCTATATACGGGCATTAAATCATGTACCTTGAACGTATAATCAAGAATAAGTTCGCCCAAGGCGAAACAGTTCCCATTAAGTACTCCAAGATTACTTATGCGGGGCAGACTCCCACTTCCCTGACTGTGGGCAGCAAGAAGTTTTATCTTTCAGTGGTTAATTACGACACTCGGGTAGCCGCACTTAACCTTACCACTTCAAACATGACCATTGATGACAACAATGGCGATCCGTTTGTCTATGTACCCGTTGATACGACAACCTTAACAGCGAAGGAAGAGTATGAAGTAGATTTTTGGGTGAACGACCCTGCTACGGGCAAGCACCGCATAGACTACTTCATTTTAGTGTTAGATGAACCAGAAACAACCTCATTCCCGTAAAAATTAAGGATTAACAACAATGGGTGAAGTAACCACATATCTTTCCAATAAAGTATTGGATCACGTTCTAGGCACTGCCACGTATACAGCCCCCGGCGGGTTGTACCTTGGTTTCATGAGTGCCGTATCAGACGGTGACGCGGGCAGCGTCACTGAATTGACAGTCGCCAACAACTATGCCAGAGAAGCAATCACGTTTGGAGTAGCAGGAGCAGTTACAGAAAAGCAGATGAAGAATACTGTAGCTATCCAGTTCTCTTGTACTACATCAAACTGGGCTACCGTAACGCACTTCGGTGTTTGGGACGCCTCTACATCGGGCAACTTGCTTTGGTGGGGTACGATGACCAATTTCACGTTAGAAGTCGGCAAGACGTATACCATTGCAGTTAGTGGTTTGGCTGTCGGACTCGGAGACAAGTTCACCAACTATGCAGCAGACGAAATGCTGGATCATATCAATGGTTCCGCATGGACAATCCCAACTGCTACCAACCTTGCGCTGTTCAGTACAGCTACCAGTGATGCTGGCGGTGGTACAGAAGTCACAGGCACAGGTTATGCTAGGCAGGATGTCAATTTTGCCTCTGCCGCATCGGAAGCCACGTCAAATACTGCGCAAATTCAGTTCAGTGCCTCGGGTGCTGACTGGACAACTGCAACATATGCCGCTATTTACGACCAAAGTACCAATATGCTGATGCATACGGCTATTGGGGAATCTTGGGCTGTAGGCAACGGTGAGACGTTGACGATTGCCACTGGCGACCTCGACATAACGCTCGAATAATTCCTAGCTCTTCTTGTAGAGATGACGAGAAGGCACTTCTTCTTTGGAAGTGCCGAGAAAGAAGAGTTACGGGCCTCCGCTTTTCGGCATTTCAAATGGGTTGATACTGGTTTAAGAGGATTTCTAGCTTTGGCAGCTACTACGGTAGCTGCCTTAGCTGGTTCCGTTGACCGGCCTTCAACTCTGTCTGTTACTGCGACCAGTAATGCGAATGTAACGGGCCAGGAATCCCATGCCGTCTCACTGTCAATTCCCGCAACTTCAACGGCGAGCAACTCAGGTCTAATAGATCGTCCGAGTACGCTCACTGTTTCTTCCACTTCCGAGGGAGCCGCGTCAGGCTCTATTGACCGTCCCTCTGTTCTCACATACAATATAACATCCTTTGCAAGTCTCGCAGGTCAGGAAGATTATGCTGCGACTCTTGCGTTTCCCGCCACAAGTACAGGTAGCACCGCAGGCCAGATAGTTATTCCTGA